ATAACAAGACCAACAGTATCAAATGAAGATAATGGGTTCTTACCAGGTTCATTAGATGAAAAAATGGAGCCGTGGTTAGTTCCAATACGAAGCAATATGAGAAAGGTTTATAACAAACCAGACATATTAGCAAAAATGGAATCGGAAGAAAATATTGAATTAGTATCATTGACCCATTTCCGTGGTCGAACTTTTGATGATGCAATTGTTGTAATTGATGAATTTCAAAACTTAACCAAGCAGCAACTTCAAATGGTATTGTCTCGGTTAGGTAAAGAATCAACAATGATTTTGTGTGGTGATATGCAACAAATTGATTTAAAGCACAAAAATGATTCTGCAATACATGAAGTTGCTAAACTTCAAGGGTCTGAATATGTAACAAAGATTATATTAAAAGACAATCATAGACACCCAGCGCTTGATGATGTACTTTCTTTGTTAAACGAATATTGATATTTTCAGTACTGATATTTATTAATAAAGAATCAGTATGGACTATTCAGAAAACGTAATAATTTGGCCAGGTAGTTCATCTTTCAGCCCAGGAAAGACACCATTTGGATATTTTGATTCTGATGCTATTTTTCAAGAGCATGCAGATAAATTTGCAAGTTTTGCAGCAAATCATTTAGGATATCCGGTATTAGACGTAGAGCTGCAAGATGTGAACTTCTATACAGCATTTGAAGGTGCTATAATTGAATATTCTAATCAAGTTAATCAAGTTAATATTGCAAATAACTTGCTTAATACATTAGGTATACAAACCGGCTCGCAGTATCTTCAAGGAGGCTTAACCGGCAAAGCAGTAGGAACATCACTTTCATATATTACTAAACTTTCTAAAGCATATGGAACTGAAGCTGATTCAGGTGGTAATGTAAAATGGCATAAAGCATATTTGAGTGTTACTTCAAGCGTACAAAAATATTCTATCAGAGAAGCAGTTTCTGCATCATTAGGTATTGAATTAACAAATACATCGTCAATTGAAATTAAAAGAGTTGTTCATACAGTCCCTCCAGCAATTATCAGATATTTTGATCCATTTGTAGGAACAGGATTAGGTTCGCAACAATTATTAGATTCATTTGATTTTGGAGGAATGTCTCCGTCAGTTAACTTTATGATGATGCCAATTCATTCTGATTTGCTTAGAATACAGGCAATTGAATTCAACGATCGTATTAGAAAATCGCATTTCTCATTTGAAATACATGGAGATGACATTATCATATATCCAGTGCCTGGAACAGAACGAGGAAATGCATCAACGCCTTATTTTGATAAAGTCTGGTTTGAATTCTTATTTGAAGAAGAAAAAGCAAAAGACGCCTTATTATTTGGTAATACGGCGGTTTTAAACGGTGTGGTTTCGGACGCATCTAATATACCATATAATTATCAACAATACAGTACAATTAATGATATGGGGCGTGCGTGGATTCTTAGGTATGGGTTGGCACTCGTAAAAGAAATGTTAGGTCGTATACGAGGCAAATATAGCACAGTACCTATCCCAAATTCAGAAGTAACACTTAATGGCGCGGAATTGATTTCTGAAGCCGCTTCTGAAAAAAGTGATTTGATTACACAATTAAGAGAATTTTTAGATAAAATGACACGAGAGAGCATGTTGCAAAGACAAGCAACAGAAGATGAAGCTTCAATGAATGTCCTGTCTAAGGTTCCGACTAAAATATATATTGGATAGAAATATGGCATTATTCGGTACGCAACGAGATGCAAAGTTTATGGCATCAATTAATTCGGAAATAATGAATCAGATCGTTGATACTGAAATTGAATTCTACAAACTTATTGTAGAAGAATCTGAATCTAACTTATATGGTGAATCAGATAAAAAGTCATTCTATCAGTCCATACTTATTCCTGCACTTATTACTAAAGAAGGTAAAAATGCAAGTCAAGATGATTATGGACATAACTATACAAGAACAATGCAATTTGCAATATCAAGAGATACAGCAGAAAAATCAGGATTTTATCCAGAAGTTGGCGACATTGCATTTTGGGACAATGAATATTATGAATTAGACAATGTTGATGCAAATCAATATTTAGCCGGCAAGAATCCAGAAACATGGCAGAATGGAGATAGTCACGGATTCAGCGTATCAATTGTTTGTGATGCTCATGCAACAAGACAAACACCACAAGCTATTCGCAATATTCGTTATGGCGGAACAACTAACGATCAAACATATAAAGGACATTGATGCCGAGATATAACAGAGAAAATATTGATCGAAAGACGAATAAACCAAATCCATCTAGAACTGAAACACCTAGAGAAGATTTGATATTGAATCGAGCTACACAGATCAGAAGAGATGATGATGTAATTCGAACACCGCGTCGTACATTGTATGATATAGACTTTGCAATGAAATGGTTTGTTGAAAATGAAATACAACCACAAGTTACTCACAACAATGAATTGATCAATGTACCGGTAATTTTTGCAAATGGAGAGAAATGGGATAGTGTACGACGTTTAGGATATTTGCGAGATGAAAAGGGTATGCTTCAATCTCCGTTGGTTGTGTTGAAAAGAAATACAATGACTGAACGGGATCAACTTAAAAAACTTGATACTAATAGACCAGTGTCAATTGATGGCATCGGCAATCAGATGTATTATAGAGCAAAGTACAACAAAAGAAATCGATATGAAGATGAATTGTTTCCTATACCAATAAATAATCCACAAGAGTCAAAAGAAATATATGCAATTAATATTCCAGAATATGTTGATATAGAATATGATTTAATGTTGTGGACAGATTTCACTACGCAGATGAATGAATTGGTAGAACAGTTTATGCCATATGGTGGGTTTGCTTGGGGCAATGAACAAAACAAATATCAGACTCATATGAGAGCATTCAATTTTGAAACATTGAATACTGTAGGAGAAGACCGTTTAGTACGAGCAACAACGTCGTTAACAGTTAAAGGAACATTGCTAGCAGAACAAGAATTTAGATTATCAACTCTTCAAAAAGCATATTCAATTAAGCGAGTAAGATTTGATACGGTTATAGATGTTGGATTAGATTTGTTTTCGACAACTGTTGTTCCGGAACAATTACTTCAGTTTCAATCACAAGTACTTGCAGGAGGCTCTGTAACAGTTTCTTCAACTGGAGGAGCTAGCGGCGGAACATCTATAAATGCAGAAACAATGTCATATTTAGTTGATTTAACAGAAAAACAAGCATCATATTCTAGCAATACAACAGTTACCGTGTCTGGTGCAGCTGCAATTAATCCGACAACATCTTTAGCAGCAACTAAAGCAGAATTTGATATTTACATTAACGGTCAATATATTGATAAGGCTGCATATACATGGTCGCCTACAACGGCTGGTACACAAACAATTGTATTTGATACTGACACATTAGGATATACAATTGAATCAGATGATGTAATAATTGTTAACGGGAGATGGGCATAATGGCACGTAGGTTTAAAGGTAAACAACTTGCAAAACATTTAAAATTGACAGGTTCATTAGCAATTTCCGGGTCAGATGATACTACATTGCCTAATAGTGCGTCTGTTGATATTGTAGGGGGTGTTAACATCGAAACTGCAACAACGGGTAGTACATTAGGTATTATTGATGCAGGATTTTTTCCTATAGGTAATGGCAAGACGATTGTTCCGTAAATGTTGATATTTATATAAAATAAAGGATTTGTAACGAAATGGCTCAAGTAATTCAACATAAAAGAGGTGGATTAGACAATTTAAAAAACATTGATCCTGTATATAGAGGTGAATTTGTTTTAGCAACTGGCTCATTGTCAATTCATAATGCAGATGGCGCTAACGGAACGCAAGATGTAGAAATAGCGTTCATTGGAGGCGTATCTGATTATGAACCAGTAACAAAATTTTTAAGTGGTGGCGGTTTGCCGTCAGTAACAACTGGTACGCATGGAACATATTTAGATGGAATTATTTGGTATGATTCAAGCTCGGGTCAGCAATACCAATTAAATGCAACCGTTACAGCGACAGAAGCTGGAGCAGCAGATTATACAGGAAGCCACGTAGCAATAACATCCCCAGTATCAAATGGACAAGGTTTGATAGGAGCTGCTGAAGATGGTACATATACAGATGGTTTATTTACTGATTTTTCATCAACAACGCCGGTAGGAACTGCAGTAGATAGATTCAATGAAATACTTAAAGCATTATCACCAGCACCAGCCCCAGACTTAGATGATATAGATGGTAATGACACCGGGGTATCTGCAGAATTATCATTTGGATCGTCATTTGCAATATCTGGATATACAAATGCATCAGGTATTGGAAGTTTATCTGCAGTAGATCAAGATGGAACATTTACAGTAACATCTGCCGGCAATGATTTACGAAGAGGTGTATTTAACGGATCAACTACTATTGATGGTGATTTGAATGAAGACGTTGCAGCAGATGGTATTAATTATCCTGCCAATGCCTTTGGCGATGCAAATCTAGGAACACTGCAATTAGAAGTAAATGGAAGCAATGTTCATTCAGTTGATTTAACGTCTGTAACATCAGGTACATTTACTAATGCAAATGGTTCTGGATTTACACTTTCAAACACAGCAAGTGCACAGTTCCCAGACACAACAGAATTAGATGCATTCCAACATAGAACAGGAACATGGTTAGTTCATCCAAATGATCAAAATGAATATGGATGGAATTATGCTCGTGTTAAACATGTAGTTGGCGCAACAACAAAAACAACGAATTATGTTACATGGGTAAATGATCCTTCTGCAAGTAATTCAGCTAATGATGTAAACTTTACAGAACAAATATTGGCTAATTTATCATTGTCAGGAACAAATTATATCAGTGGCGTTAAGTATTTTACAGCTGGTACTGCAGAATATACAGCATCATTCGAAAATGCTTATATAAATGTATATAGTTCAGCAGCTGATGCAATTTCATACAACAAAACCGATATTAATGCAGTTTCAAGTGAAACATTGCCGGCACTAAGTGGTGCAGATCCTGCAACTAAAACAGTAACATTGAACAAGACATTAACGTTGCCTAGCGACAAAAGAATATTAAATTCTAATATTGCAATTAGCACAACAGTTAAAAAGCCACTTCGTAGCAATGTTACTTCAGCATCGCTAACATCAGGTAGTTTTTTATACAACAATGAAACAAATACGTCAACATTATTGTCTGAAAATTTTAGAACAGAAAATTATCGAATTAAAGCAGGAACATATGTGTCACAAAGTGATGTACCAACTACATCTGGTGATACTGGATATTGGGAAGATGGTTCATTCAATTTAGGTAATGTAGATTTAAGTACAGAGAATGGATTACTTGTATATAACAGAAAATTGATTTCTCCAACTAATTCCACATATTCATTGAATAACGGTGATTTTGATGGAGCAGTAACTAATGGCCCGTCATCAAACGCAGATTATTCAAGTATTGCTAATAGCACTGAGTTGACATTCTACCGAATATTTAAAAACACAACCGGAGGAACAGTATTTTCGTTCAATTTAAATATTCAAGGAACAGGAACATTAGTAGCAAGTCCTGCATCAGGCAATCAATTCAAAATGGAATTTAAATTGCCAAACAATTCATCTCAATTTGTAACACCATTTATTGACGGAACAAATTTAGCTAACGTAGTAGGATCGTTAGATACATCGTTAGATTTAACAAATACATATACAACGTTGACACAAGGTATATTAAACAATGACTTTATTGTAGTAAGAGTTACAGCACGGGGAGATTGGACAGGTTTTATTGATGCAATGTCAGTAACATTTTAAATGAAATAGGAACAATATAAATGGCATTATCACAAACTAATATCAATTTGATTACGCTGAAGAAAGCGTTAGGTCTGTCGCA